ATAAAATACATTGGGAAAAATGTAAAGGTAATCGTGCTCAAAATACTGATTATTGTTCTAAAGATAATAATGTAATTTTCACTCTCGGTTTGCCCAAGCCCGTAAAGGTCATTGAGCAACTACGACCATGGCAACACGAAATTGAAAAGATTATGCTTTCTGAACCTGATGACAGGACGATACATTGGTATTGGGAAGCTGAAGGCAACGTTGGCAAGACTGCTTTTATGAAATACTGCGTTGTTAAGCATAATGCTATTCCTTGTGTTGGTGGAAAGTTTTCCGATATTATGAATTTAGTATTCAATAGTGATATGGATAAGTCTAATACAACGATTTTCAATATTCCACGCGGTCACAGAGAGTGCCTCTCTTATTCCTCGCTTGAAGCCATCAAAGATGGCATGATTGTTAATACAAAATACGAAACTGGCTACAAGGTTTTCAACCCTCCGCATGTAATCGTTTTTGCTAATTTTTCTCCTGATAAAAATCAATTATCTAAGGATAGATGGCATATTGTAAATCTTATGGAACATATCAGACAGGGAGAATGATTCTGTGACTTACGTATTTATAATAATATTATTTATTTTTGAATTTGAAAAAGTCCGATTGAAATACTGCATATCGGTAGGCAAATGGCTTCGCCATTAGTCTACCTCATTGGATTTCAATCGTCATTTTCAAATTAAAAAATCAATAATATTATTAAAATACTCCCTGTGCTATATTTTTTGTATTTTTTTAGGCATCTTTAAAAGTAGATACAGGACGTGCTGATATAGTTATATTATCGGTTAGAGTTCCTGCTGGTACTCCACCTACAGCTGCTACTAAAAATAAAATGAATTCGGGTTCGAATCCGGTTGATGGTTCTTGTGATCCACCACCGCCTGTGCTAGTGTCTGGGTCTAAATAGTGGAATTCTTTTCCCATATTATGCTTGGTTTTTATGATTTTAACACCCGATAAACTCGGATTAGTTACTTGATCTGCTGTATTTCCAGTTCCTGCGACTGGGTCAAATACAACTGTTTGCACACTTGAAGGCAACATTGAGAATGTTGTATCCTGAATTACATTATATCTTCGGCTATTCGCTTTTGCTAAATGAAATTCTTGTAATGTCATTACCTTTGTAGTGGTATTTGGCTCAACTGATGCAGGTCCAAATGGCTCATTTAAAGCATTTAGGAAACAATCTACGTTTGGATCAATTACTTGGAATGACGCTTTAAGCGCTCTTGGCTTAAGACGTAGCATTCTGATTTGGTATGGGACACCCTGGAATGAGTCTGTTACAACATTGGATTGTGGCCTTTGAAATAACCACTGGACTTCATTGTAGGCTGGTCGGCACGATAATCCTTCTAAAGCGTATTGTCGGCGACTATTTGGGGTTGCGTTTGATCTAAATACACTATTCATTTTCAAACTAGTCATAGACGTTTGTGTGCCCGATACATTATTTACACCCCATTTATACGTCTGGCTATTATCTGCACTACGCCTGACTCCTGTAGTAAATCCCCACATTCCGATTTCGCTATTCACTCCAGCGGATTGCCAAGCAACACTTGGAAAAGTAGGTGGTACTGTGACTACGTCAAAGTATTTACTTTCTACCATCGTATTTACGGCTCTTTTCGCAATTGTTTTAACTTGCGACTTTTCAGTTTTTGTAAGACCCTTCTTAGTATAATTTTTACGATTTGGACGGCGAGCATAGCTGCGCTTACGCATTCCAGTTCTTTTAGCATACGGCATTTTATATTAATAACTTATTTACTTTAAGCAAATTTAAACGCAAATTATTTGCTGTTAAATTAACTTAAAGGATCTTTATCATATAGTTCTATTATGATTGCTGATAGTTCCAATAGTTCCGGGGGGGGAGGTAATACTATAACTCCCCCTCCCTCTAACAATAAACAAATATCACCTGCTAAACGATGGTGTTTTACCTTAAACAATTACACAAATGAAGACATTAGTTCCATAGTTCCAATAATTCAGCATTCTTGTGATTATGCTATTATTGGTAAAGAAATTGGTGAGACAGGCACACCTCATCTTCAGGGTTATTTAGAATTTAAAACGAAATGTCGTCCTAAATCCAAATTTAACCTTGATAAAATACATTGGGAAAAATGTAAAGGTAATCGTGCTCAAAATACTGATTATTGTTCTAAAGATAATAATGTAATT